TGCATACAAGCCGTAGGCTGGTTCACCAACCCCTCCCGAAGGTCCTGTTAGCCCTGTATACAGGAGAATGTCTCCGTTTAGGGACACCGAGTATTCCTCGCCTGCTAGGATGTACACCTCTGCTGCTAGCCCCGTGCCGCCGTAGAAGGGCGTGGTGGATAAAAGGGGTAAGTTCTGGGTGATGTTGATGTCCGCCTGGACTAGCGAGCTGACGTCTATCAGTCCTCTCCCTGCAGGATTAGGTGGGGTTTTGAATCTCAGCGGCCCTGTAGCTCCGCCTACATACACGTCGAAGACATAGCGGAAGTTGTAGTTATAGGTTGCGTTCGACTCGACCATCCACACCATCGGGTTGTAAGCCGAGGAAAATATAGGTGGAGACTGTAGGGTATTAGTGATTGCCATTATCGTAATTGTGTTCTTAGATTTAGTTCTTGTTTTCTGATATCGTCTTTTTTCCAGGCGAGCCAGTTAAGGGCTGCTCGGAGAGGTAGTTCTGTAGCGTCATTAAACCGGAGGGGATCTTCTCCAGATAAGACGTTAAAGAGGGTCCACCACTGTCGGGCTGGAGAGATTTTTCTAGGTCCTCCAGGTCTAGCAGGTATGTCGAGTTCTTCTTCTCCAGGCTGGAAGAGTCCAGCATATTCTTTAGTGATTGACTTGCTGACTGCAAAAAAAAAGCGTTAGCGGACTTTATTGCGGAGAGGGGGAGAAACTGAAATAACCTTTCCCTTTTCTTTGCGCCCTCGACTGTGTATTTTTCTAGTAAGATATAGTCTGGGGTCTCTTCGACTACGGGCCTATAGACTATCGAGGCTATCTCTGCTAATCTCTTTTCTGGGCTAGGCCCCGAGGCTATAATGTCTAGGTCTGCGAACTCTCCGATGGTCATGTCCTCTATCTGGGGTAGGCCATACTTGACGCCCATAAACTCTATGATGGGCTGGATTGCTGCTGTGGTGTTCTGCCCCAGGATCATCTCCTCCACCTCTGACCACAGAAAAAACCAGTCGGAGGCCTTTAGTTCTCTGAGCGCTTCTTTAGGACACCCTGAGAGATATTCCACCACCTCGTAAGGCGTGTCTGCATCCGGGGCCTCTATCAAGCCCATGACGTCTTTGTAGTTCTGCAGGTTGATGTCCCTCACTAGGTAGTCCTGGTTGTCTATGGTAAATTCTATTTTCTTCATAAATCTAGTTGTGCTTGTGCTTGCTCTAGTGCTTCCTCGAAAAACATCTCCGCTCTCGCCCACTGGGAATCGTCCAGCGATGACCAGAACCTAGGGACTATACCTCCTTCTCCTTTCTCTGGGTCCGGGGTAAATGGGCCTCGCTCTGTCGCCCTGTAATCTCTGGTACCAAAGTCAGTAAAGTCTCCATACTCTGTGGGGTCGTCAAGAGTAAAGGTGAACACGTCTCCTTCCCTTTCGTAGGTTGCCCTCACCGAGTCCATAAGGTTGCCAGTCTTGTAGGCGGAAACCTTTATCTGCCCCTGTACCATTTCCTGGACATAGGCTGCTGTTCTCTCTGCTGCTATGGTGAATGGATCCATGGTTAGTTAAAAGCCGCAGAACAAAGGTCGAAGGGCGAAGGAATAATAATGTTTAGTTCTGCCGACCAGCCTGCTAGGTTGTTGTTGAACTTTTCCACAAAGGGCGTCAACCTGATCGGTGTCTGGATCTCCCAGTCTATCTCGGACGGGGGAGACATGATAACCCTAGAGAAAATGTCCTGCATGATCATCAGCGTGTTGTTGTGCGTGTTCTTCTGCAGATCTTCCTCGTTCTTAGCTATGTCTGCGACGATCATAGTAAAGCCTAGAACCATCTTGCCGAACCTGTCCATAGAGGACGGTCTTGGTATCAAAAAGACGAAGGGATATCTCTGAAAAGGCTCTATGTTGGTCTGGATATCCACGTCGGACATTTCTCCTACCTGGAAATGCCTGACGGACATCTGCTGGAGACAAATGGTTTCCATTGCCTCTATGAGTTGTTTATAAGTGCGGGGTTCAGTATAAGCGGCCATATACACTTAAGTATTATTTCTCAAGAAACTGCCGAAGGAAGGATGTTCTCTATCTCTTTTAGTTTAGCCTCGTAGGCCTCGGACGCTTCCTCAGGTGTGTCAAATGATCCCAGATAATATGTCTTCCTGTTGTGCTGGTTGCCGACGTTTAGCCTAGCTCTAAACTTGCCCGTGCGCTTTACGACGTCCACGCCTCTGGGTAGTCCAGATTTTATAGTCCTCTCCTGGGACATGTTGTGTCTAGCCGTCGCCACCTCTAGGTTTTCTAAGCGGTTGTCCCAGCCGATCCCGTTTTTATGACACACAACCACAGATAATCCCTTGGGGACGTGTCCTAGAAAAGCCATAGCCACCAGCATGTGGGCTAGCATATACCTTGTTTTATCGCCTTTCTTACAAAGCGAGTAGGCGTGGTAGTAGTTACCGTTGCCCCACGGTTTAGTCTTAGACGGGGCTAGAAGTTGCTCTATTTTTTTCCCCCTGTAGTTTAGGGACTTTACTTGCCCCACAGTGGACACCTCGTATAGGCCTTCGTAGCCTGGGATGGGCGCCCAGATAATCTCTTGTTCCATTGTTTATGTTTATTTGAAGTCTTCCCAGTCTCCTAGACATTTGTCGTAGTCTGTAAACTTGGGGGAAGTTATTGTTCCTGTGGGCGTGTTAGCTTCCCACTGGTAGTAGTTGCCTGTGCGGTAGATGCGGTAGGGAACTTTTACCTCTATGGGGTCTAGGTTTCCTGTGTTTAGGTAGTCGTAGACGTTCTCTGTAATAAAGCCTTTTACTAGAGTTACTGGTTTTTGGGTTTGGTTTTTCATATTTTATATATATTATAGACTATATATATAAAAAAGTTTCCCTTTTTTTGAAACTTTTTTTAATCCCCTCCGCCGAAGACAGAATAGCCGCTCCTCCTGCCCGTCACTGCATACCTAGAACCCTCCTGGTGCAGGGCCATCACCCCGTACCTCAGGGCGTCCATCAAGTGGTTATAGTCGTCTATGGGTTTATCCGTGCCCGTCCGGTATGCATAGTTGTAGTACTCCTGGATCATGTTCTCCGAACCTGGGTGGACAAACACGTTGTAGGATCTTAGCCTGTCTATTCCGGCCCTCACTGAATCAGGTCCTTTGGTCGCTGGGCTTATATTCTTCCAGCCCATCCTCCTTAGCGTCTCGATGGACTTGGGCTCTGCCGAGTCTGCGTATATGCTAGCGTTCTTGGGTAGGCCTAGCCTTTCTAGGTTAGCCGAGATGTCCTCGTTGGTTAGCCCCGTCTTATACAGCAGCTCCTCTATCCACAGGGACTTGCCTCTCTTGTGTATCTTTACCAGGGCGGTCGGGTCGCTAGAGAACCCCCAGTCAAGCCCGTAAACAATTTCGGCCTCTGGGTCGGGCGAGAAGGTAAACTCCCAGTTCTTGAACACCTGCCCGTCTCCTATGTCTCTCCAGTCCCCTCTGATGTGGTGGTCGTAGTAGTCCGGGTCGTGGACTTTTAGGTCTTCCCACTCTTCTATCTTTTTGGGGTCTAGGTTTCCCGAGTTGTCTTTGTAGGTCGTGTGTAGGTAGCCGTGGTTGTGTGTCCACTTGGGGTTGGGTTGCCCGTCCGGTAAAAAGAACCTCTTAAAGATCCAGTGCGACTTAGCTGTTGGGTTAAACAGAAGGAAAATCTTCCTGTCCGAACCCTTCTGTCTGAATGAGTCGATGAGTTTAATGTATTCTTCCTCCATGGGTAATTCCGTTGCTTCATCTATTAACAAGTGCGTCACACGTGCAAGCCCCTTTCCCTTAGCCGTTACAGTCCCCTCCTGCAACCTCATAGCGTGGGTGGTGATCATGTTCTTAGAACCAACTGCTCTTATTTCTTCCCCCTTTATAGTTAGGTAGGGCGCAACCCCCCAGTCGGCCACTAGGTCTAGGATGTCTCTGTATATGGAAGAAGATATAGATTTCTGGGTATACCTTGTTACAACTCCTCGGAAATACTCGGGGGACAGAAGTTTCATTAGGAAGTATGCAGCAGCCTGTGTGGACTTACCGCTTGCTCTTCCCCCCGAGATAACCCAGTAGGTCTTGTCCTCTGAGAAAACTGGGGCGAACCAATCTAGGAACCTGAACTGTTTAGTCTTGCTCATCCGTGATGTCTATGTAGGGTAAACCTTTAGCCTCGTTAGCCCCGCCAGGGATAATAATCTGGATGGGCTGGATGGTGTCTATGCCTATTAGAGGAGACTCGATGTAGCCTCTCTCTTTACCCCTGGTCTTAAGGTAAAAAATGGTCGCTGCAGTGTTTCCTTCTCTTATCTGTCTGAACAGCTGGGACTCCACAAAGTCTAGGGTGACGGCCTGGATGTTGTCTGCTTTCTCTTTGAAATCCGGGTCCTCGTTATAAAACTTGTAGTAGGTGGTCCGGCCTATCCCAGCCTCTCTGCAGGCCGTAGTGACGACGCCCAGGGCTCTTTCCAGCGCCGCGAGCACGCGCTCTTTCTCTTGTTCTATTCTGTTCTCTAGCGACATCTTATTTGTTCTTTTTAAACTGCTTAGTTAGACTAGCCAGGTGTTCTGGGTCCAACCTATTCTTTTCCTTTTTGGTCTTCGCTTTTCTTACCCTTTCTATCTCTCCCTGGATGGGCTCACATTTCCACATCTGCTCTAGAGAATAATAAACCAAAGAAAACCTGTAGGCCATGGGGTTTTTATAGTCGATTGGGGATACGCCGTGGAGAATGTCTTGTCCGTTGAAAATTGTGAGGGTGTTGTCTGCAACCTCTAGGGCTAGGTCTAGTTCGGGAATAACCAGGTATCCCCCTTCCACGTCCGACTTGAACACCACCATGTTGGACAGCATTCCCTTGAAGTTTCCAGAATCGTAGTGGTATTTTAGCGGGTTGTTCTTGTTTACGATCCCAGAAGTAAAGGGCGAGTTGCTCATCTTCCAGTCTTCTAGGACTTTCTCCTTCACCGTGTCTTCGTGCTCCTGGTATTTCTGGGGGAAGTAGGTTTCGTAGTAGACTTTTAGCTGCTCTGCAAATGTCGTAATAACGTGGTGGTTCTTGGGATACTGGGTCGCCATCGAGGCCACTGTGCAGTAGTCGTTTCTCATCGGGATGCGGGGCGAATAACCAAACACCTTAGACTGCGTTGCAAGCCCGTTGGTTCTGGTCCCGTTGGGGTATTTCATGTTCTTAGCCGCCCAGCGTAAAGCAGAAGTGTCCTCTTTTAGCCTCGTGTAGAATAAGATGGGCTGTCCATTTTCGTAGATGATGCAGTCGTCCGACATAATCTTACTGACGTCCGACACTAGTGCAGTTCTCTTGACGTATTCTTTTTTATCTATCGGCTTACGGATTAGATGTAGTTCTTTCATTTTATTTTTAGTAAGATTTCGTTTGGTCTTTTTGAATTTAGTTTTAGGTATTTGGGCCATTTTTCTAGCAGGTAAGAGATGTTCTTCTTCTCCTCTAGCGATGTTCTGTAATCAACCGCTCCTCCCTTGTTGTCGTAGTGTTTAAAGTGGAAGAGATATTTTTCCCAGCGCAGAATTATTCCCGAGTGTTTAAAGTGCTGGAGGGTAAAGTCGTAGTCTTCTTTTAGAGTTAGCCTGGGGTCGAACCTTACTGGGGTTGGTTTTACGCCGAAGAAATCCCCAATCACAAACCTGTTCTTCTCGATTAAGTTCTGTGAATAAAATGAATTAGCAGTTGGTGCTATCCCGACTAGGTTTACCTGGGGAATATCGTTCAAGAACTTTGCGTATTCTTCTATAGTTTCCAAGAGGGTTAGTTCTTGTTTAGGAAAAAAGTTGGTGTTGATCTTGATGGACATGAGGTCGTCCGACACTTGGAAACAAATCTTACCTTCTGCTGCTGCATGATCAAGCGCCCAGTTGCGGGATTCGATGAGGGTGCCCGTCTCGTTTACGCGTTTACACCCGGCCGCCTTGTATTCCTCTAGTTGTCCCGCCGGTACGCAAAAATAATACAGGGCCTTTTCTTGGTCGGTAAAAGGAAGATCGTTAGACCTTCCTGCGCTGATAACGTAAACACTGTGCTCCATTAGTTGTTTGCTCTATAGTTCTCCATCAAGAAAATAAAAGCCTGGGTGTTGGACTCCATGTCTTCTTGCTTACAAATACCGTCTAAAAAGTTTACTACGTCTTCGTACTGCTGGGCGTCGAAATACAGAACAACCTGTTTTATCTTTGCGTTGATGTAAGCATCAAGCTTATTACCTAGATCAGAATGATCAAACTCGGGCTCTACATCATCATCAAAATAAGACTTTGGAATATCTAATCCCCAATCGGACAAATCATTTGTTGACCATTCGTCTATTAACACGTCCCAATCCCATTCTCCAAAAGAAGCATTATCCTTAATAACAAACTCTTTCTGCTGTTCTTCTGACAAATCACTAGCCTTGATGATAGGAACTTGTTTTAGGCCGGCCGCGATGCAGGCTTTTAATCTCATGTTGCCCCCTAACACGATCATATCGTCGTTTACGACTATTGGTCTTAGGTCTAGCATTTGTGGAAAAGATTTGATTGACTGGACTAGTTTTTCAAACTTGTCGTCTCTAATAAACCTAGGATTAGAAGGATTTTCCTTTACCTTGGTGATTTCTACTGTTTGTATCATATTTTATATATATTTGTTTTATTCCTTTACTGTTGTCAGGAGAGGTTATAGGGGCTGAACCCCTATAACCAAACCCCTTACGCAGACAATAACTAGTTTGTTTAGTTTTGTTTTCGTACCGATAATTTATTCTATTTGCGATTTTGGACTTTTGTTTCTGATAATTAAGACTCTTTTGACTAACTTGTCTTTTTGTAACTGTGTCGGCGGGTCCTATGAATTTAGTTGAAAAAGATAATATGTGATGTTTTGACTTACTCTAAAAAGGTAAGTCTGTTGCCGTAGTGGATTGCAAGGTACCGTCCCGCCGTAGCAAAATTCATAAAAGATTTACGTCTGTACCGATGCACTAGGGGCTTTGTCCAGGTCAGCCTCACGCTATGCGTTTGCCCCGGGGCTCCTACCTTCTTGATTTACACCAACAGTTTATGGTGGTTCTCCGACTAGCGGATGGTTGTTTAATTACTATAGTTGGATTTCAGAAAAAGTTTCTCCAGGTTTGTTTTTATTTTTCCAGAAGAGGTCTAGTCTTTTTTCTCTTCTTTTTTTAGCCCTAGCCCTTTCTCTTTGTCTAGCTTGTACACGCTTTAAAGCCTCGGCCTCCTCCTGAGGAACAAACTTATCTTCACTCTTTACCTCCTTGCCTCTAACAGATATAGAGGTAAACTTTTCTTTTTTTTCTAGGTATTCTTTTCTGCTCATAATTTTTAGAATAAACTTGTGTCCGGCCCCATGTTTTGGTACAACTTACGGACGTGGTTTACCACTGATCTGCGACAAGATCCGCATCCAGTGTCCTGTCTATTTTCCCCGAAGTGGAGATTAAAGATCTGGTAAGTGTAAAGAAGTTCTTCTGGTTGCCAAATCTTTTTCCCATTGGTTTCATACCAGTGGGCTTTTTCTTCTAACATTTTTCTTACCTCGGGCGTCATAGTTGTTGGTGTAATTTATCAGTTTGGTTCGCTAGCCACGCTGTCGCTAGTGCTGTTATCATCGCTAGTGGAAGATCCGTCTGGAAATAAGTCAGTTGCAGGATCAGTTGGCTCCACATCGATAAACACTCCGAGCAGTTCAGGGGTTTCCGATTCAAGTTCAGTTTGTTCAGCGTCCACTGATACGGGCGGCTGTGTATTAAGGATGGCGTTGCGCTCGCAACTAGAACAGCCTGCAATATCAGATTCGTTAAGAGTAAAGTTGTCATCTATGATTTCTATTTTTGCTTTTGTTCCTAGTTTAGATCTGTGTCTTAGTTGATCTCTTTCTAGTTTTTCTTCTTGGGATACGAAATAAAGGTCTAGGCCTTTAAATTTCCATTTGATTTGTTTTGTCATCGTCTTGATTTTTTTGTGGTTCTATTTGTGTTTTGATGTGTCTTCTGATCCTGTTGATGCTTAGACTTATTGAAGTCCTTGGGATCTTAGTTGCTCTAGCCAGCGAGGAAACTGTGTGGTTCTCCTGGACGAAGGTGTCAAATAAGATTCTGTCGTACCAGCAAAGTCCGTCGAGTTCGGCTCTGATTCGGTCTGCTGTCTTAGTAAATTCCTCATCTTCTTCTTCGATAATATCGATAAAGTCATCCGTGATTTCGTCATGTTGTTTTCTATAAGTATAAAAGAATGGAGAAGTGTTTGAGTTCCACTGGTTCATCATCATCCTTACAAGATAAAAGCGACCACCACCAGAAGCAACAATCTCCTCCACGTTCTTTTTTACTAGAAATTCCTCCATGCAGTGGTGCAGCAGTTCGTCTGCAAGTTCAGAATTTTGAGATATCCTGACCGCTGCTTGGTGAAGTTCCTTATAGTTGTCCTGCATGAAATCGTTTACCTTCACATTGTTATTCTATATTGAAAATATCGTCCGGCCCAGTAGAGTTTTCGCAGGGGTCAGGAACATCCGTAAACACAAAAGATAGGGATCTAGCCCCGCCTTTGAATGCCCTGTTTATGGTAATGTAGCCTTTCATCTGCAGTAGATTAAGGGTGGTAAAGACGTCGTTTTTAGGGAAACCGAACTTGTGTCCCATCCACTCGTCTGTGGAAAAGCAACACCGTTGCTGGATAGACCATGAGTAAACATAGTTAAGCAGGATTTTTTCAAAAAGGGATAGACCTTCTATTCTGAATATCCAGGGATCCACTCTTAGTAGGATTGCGTTTTCTGTCCTATTGTCCATCTCCGAACTTTTGATTTAGCATACTTTCCAACTCTTCTAGATTACAAAGAGTAAGTATTTGGTTCTCGAATGTTAGGTAGTTGTGCAGTTTAACTGACACATTTCCCGAGTCGGTTAGGGATATCCCCTGGACTAACCACTCCCTATTTTGGTACTTAATGTAATTACCTTCGGGGCGGATTTTTCTGTCTTTTGCTGTTCTTATTTGAAATGCCATGTTTATTTATAGTTGATTATTTTTATTTTGTTCCTTCAGAAGAAGATCCTCGAATGGGCCTAGATTTACGTTCATCCAAACTTTTTTCTCCTCGTCGTAAAATCGGACCATAAGATATCCTAGTTGAGAAATAAAAGATCCGGACAGAACATATTTTCTTCCTTCGTACTCGTAGTATTTTTTTCCTATTTCGATCATAGTCCAATGCTTTTTAAATCTTCTAGCAGTTCTTTTTCTTTTACTATTTTTTCAGGCCAAATTATTTTGCCCTTAAAAAGAGGGTTGGTTGATAAGTTTAGTGATTTATCCGACCAAAGTACCGCCATTTTTTCTGGGTAGTGTTCCACTAACCACTGCAGTCTTTCTAGAGATACAGGTTTATATGCAGTAGGAAGTAATGGTTCGTCGCAGAAACAATCTTCGTCGTCTACAGATACAGAACAAATAGGTGTGATAATATCGTCGTGTGCTATGTTAAAAAACTTTCTTACCATAAATAGATCTGTTTCCGAATCATCCCAGTCATGCCAATCCTCTACTATATATTCAACTATAGTTCCTATCCTTATTTGGTGTATTTGCAAATAAAGATCCATAAGTGCTACGAATTCATTTTGAAGTTCTGATTTCCTGGTTAGTTTTTTGCAGGATTTAGCCTTTTTTCTTAGCTCGCTTGAATAATAATCAAATTGTTCTGGAGATAGAGAAGAATAAAAGTTTATTTTTCCCTGTGATAGTTTGTATTTTGCCATTTTTTTATTTGTTTACCTTTGTTATAGTTTAGTTTGTATAAAAAGTTTCATCAGGATAAGATGTTTTATCTTACGAGACCTCGGTCTCTGACAACTTTTTTTACCCGGTGGGTGGAAGTCCATCCGAATCTATTAATTATTGCATAAAAAGTCAAGCCCATTAAATAAAGTTTTTCTATTTCGTCCGCCTCTTCTTCAGTAGTGGGTGATTTACCTCCCGGAAGTCTTAGCTTTTGGATACCAGGACCCCCGTTTTTTGCACGAGCAACAACCAACCAATGTGGTAATAAAAGAAACTTGTGAAGTTCAGTAATATCCATCCCCAGTTTTTCTGCACGCTCTTCTATCTTTATTAAATGTTCAACAGATTTTTTGGTGAATTTTCTCTTAACAGCTAGCAATTGATCCCGTTCTTTGCTGGTAAGAGTGTTGGATTTTCTAATGTTTTCCCAGCGCAGATCCAATGGGTTGCCGTTGACAAATAAAAAATGTGGACCAAATGCAAGTTCACCTGTGTAGCACTCCCAGATAATTCTAATCTTAGATCCGCAGTTTCTCCTTGTTGGTGTGTGTCTCACTATGGCCGTGTCTTGCTTTTCATAGACTGCATACACGGATTCGTCGTAGTAGAGAACCCCTAGTTGGTTTATTTTTATCTGGTGGACAGGATGTTGGAAAAATATTTCCTCTTCGTGGTCTTCTAGTTTAGGAAACTTAGCCTCGAAAAGATGTCTAGCCGGGTAGACTATCATTTTACAGTTCGACTGTAGACCAGGATTTTCCTTTGACGATTCTGTAAACTTGAGCTTTGCTGATGTTGCAAGTCGAGGCTAGAGAATCATAAGTGTATCCACCAGCAGCATATAAAGATTTTATCTGTTTTACCTCGAATTCATTCAGTTTAGCATTCCCGTTTTTTTCTCCTGCAAAATTACAATTTATTTTTTTCATATGCTATTATAGTTCCTGAGGGTATAAAAGTTTCGTAAAAAACCCCAGGAATGGCTAAAAACCTGGGGTGTTATGAAACAGTGTCCGGTCTAAATAAAATATGCTAGAATACCAATAACTAGAAAAATACCGGACACTGTTTATAGTTAATCCTTTTCGGATGGTTTCGCCTCTTTATATTTTTTTATCTCGTTGATAATTCTAAAATAAGTCCAAATAATAGACGGGACGGCCACTAGAATTTTTATCAGTAAGTCCCACTGCATAGCAGACAAACCAAATAAAACTGTCGTGTTAACGTATGGAACTGGGTCGCTCCCCAGGCCTTTTATTATTGCTAAAGTATCTCTCATAGAGGTAAGTTCTTAATTTTTTCTCGTTCTCTAGCGTAGACTTATAGGCCTTTGATAGTCTTATTTCGAGAGGTTTAGGGTTATGCATTTTTGGAGACATAAAGATTAGGTCCACATTCAACGCAGTCAGTTCCGTTGTCGTACCACCCAACGTTTCCTAGATCTCTGTTAGACATAGCAAGTCTTCTGCGGAATGCGTATGGTTGTTTGGGTGTAACAAGTTGCGCATAGTAGGGATTTCCACGTTCTGGTAGTTGTCCGTCTAGTACGTTTGGTGTGATGTAATCTGGGAAATCTCCGGGATGAAGGACCATCCATTCTATCATCCTTTTCATGTAAGTTTCTCCTGCAGACCTAACCTGGTCCATTAGAAACTTTAACTCGTCCAATACAATAGATTCCGAGTTCTCCGACGTTGGGGAAACAACCGACTTATTAAAAATTTTGTACTTCAAAAAGGGTAAAGCCATGAAAAGCCCAAAATTACACAAGGCCGAACCTATGTAGTTGTCCAGTAAAAACTGGTTGTTAGAAGAAACAGTGTTGTTTACCACTTGAGTTTTTAGTTTCATGTAATAAGTTGCACCGATATAATTTTGCAAATAAATGTCCTGCGCCTGTAAAATTGATGGGATAAGATCAGCGGGGGAAACATTCTGATTGATGGAGGTAAAAGCCTTTAACTTTTCCTCGGAGACTAGTAATGCGAGTTTTTGTGCCATGTGTTATTCGATTGCGTCTATTGCTCCTGGGCCGACTGCTACCCCTTCTTCGTTAAAGAGTTTCTTAGGCTCGATGTAAAGTTCTGTATCGTATCCGTAGTAGTTGATAAGTTTGTCAAATACTTTTAGAAGAACTGCTTGATCCGGTTGGATTACAGTCGATACAAAGTGCTGGTAGGAAACTAGAATTTCATCTTTATTGTTAGTTAACCCGGAAGATCCTAGATCTTTGATTCCAAGTAGGAGGGGTGATGTAATCCTGTGTCCCGTCAATATCCTAGAGGTAATCCTAGATTCGAGTGTGATGTAGTATTCATCGTTAGCGGACTCGATAGGCGTTACTTCCATGTTGTGGTCTTTATCGGGTGAAAAGGCTAAGAAAAACCTTCCTGTATTATCTACCCCGGAAAAGTTAGATGCGATTTCCTGGTAAATATCTTGACGTTCTTCTGGACTTGGCATTCCGTCGTGGAACTGGATCACGAGGCTAGGATTTAATCCGTTCATAAGGTTCCAGTAGTGGAAACTAGAAATGGATACGTCCACCTGTATGTCTGTAAGAGATCCAGAATACTGCGGGAGAGGATAGTATTTTTGTCCAGGGTTGTGTGTGAAAAAATACAAGATTTGGTTTGGATATTCCCCTGCTCTGTTTGGATCAAATGACTTAAAAGCCTTAGGCTTATAGATTTCTCTCTTGATTTTAGTCCAGTCGGCCGAGTAGTAGTACCATTCCACTTTATCCGTGTCGTAATCTATGTGTCCCGAGCGGATATCGTTAAAGTCCATGTTGTAGATATCAACAATTTTATCGCCCGATCTGCTCCAGATAATATTAAGCGCAAAGCCGCCGTAAATGATATAATCTAGAGATGCTCTAGAAAAAATATCGTTCCAACCTTCCATAGGATTAGCTCTTTTTAGAATGTATTCTAGAGTTTCGTCCTTAGTTCTTAGTCCTTCTCCGATAGTTGCAATATGCTTAGACACGATGCAAGATCTGTTCATAGCAGATGCGTTATAAAGTGGGGTGATAAGACTGTTTGGGTATAAATTATCGTTTCCGTATCTAACCCAGGATTCACCTCTGACTTCGTAAACTCTAGGTAGGGTTGGATCCGGTACATCTAGAGAAAACCTTTGAAAAGTAGATGCGACTTTTTGTTTATTATCTTTGTTCATCTACTATAAGTATAAAAATCAAGAAAACTGACAATTGAAACTTTTTACCTCAGGATAACTATGATAAATATACTATGACTAAAAAACCAATCAATTTATTACTACACATTCAAGGAGGGCTAGGAAAATGTATTATGGCCACTGCAGTCCTAGCCTCTTGGAAGAGAACTTACCCCGACTCTAAAGTCGTTGTTGTCTCCGGATATCCCGAGGTTTTTGTGAACAATCCATATGTTTACAAGAATTTTCCCTTCGCCACACCTTACCTCTGGAAGGACTATTACGGCCGCCCAGGCTGGAAAGTATCTGCCCATGACCCCTATATGGAGGAAAGTTGGATTAAGAATGAAAATCTTCACCTCATAGATATCTGGTGTCGCATGCTAGGTGTTGATTCGGTCCAAAAGACCCCGTTGCTTTATTTTGCAGGTCCAGAAGTCGACGAACTCCAGGCTATGATAAAAGTCGATAAGCCTCTAGTTGTTGTCCAGTCGACCGGCGGGGCTAACCCAGCTGCTAGATCTTGGACACGTAATCCACCAATTGGTGAGTTCGACGAGTTTTTAGCTAGGTATAAAGAGACACACTATGTTGTCCATCTGTGCTTACCAGAAACACCTGCGTTGTCTAACATACACCAGCGGGTGGAAAATTTAAACCGCCGACAAGCAATGGCTTTAATTTATTTTGCCCAAGAAGTTGTTGGTATTGATTCGTATGCTATGCATGCTAGGGCGGCGAACTTAGAGGCTGGGCCTAGTACAATCTTCTTCCCACTAGCCGAATCAGTAGATAGACTGGGATACACCAGAAGCGGATGGAATAATATAGTCCCCACTGCTCAAATCCAGCAAATGCTGCTAGACCACACTGATTACTATGCGACTGTGTTTAAGTTGTCCATCGAGAATGTCTCTGACAACTGTCCGGTACCTGCTGGAACTAGGTGGTTTAACCTTAGTGTTAAGAGTAATACTCAACAACTCTAACTATTCCAGAAGCTCCGGCTCCTCCTGCTAGAGGACAAGAAGCTCCAGTCCAAGTTCCAGCATTTCCCCCTCCTCCACCTGCTCCATACGGAGAAGCATTAGGTGGGGTTAGGTTATTAAAGCAGGTATCTCCCCCTTTTCCTAATCTTAATCCAAGATAAAATCTCTCGGGACCACCTGCTCCTGTAGTAGTTGAAGGTATTGCCGCGCAACCAGATCCCCCGCCTGCTCCGCCTAAAGAAGAAGTAGAAGCTGCAAAAGAAGAACCGCCTGCTCCGGGATTAATACACCCAGTTCCACCAACATTTCCATTGTATGTTGTTCCTGCCCCACCTGCTCCGGGTGAAACTAAAATTATACAGCAAGCAGTGCTGCAATAACATCCTCCGGACCCAGGAGATCCACCATTTGCTATAGCAAGTGCTCCGAAGCATGAATTACCACCGACTGAACCTATAGTTCCATTAGAACCTGCAGTTGCTGCTCTAGCCCCGCCAGCCCCGCCAGCTCCTATAATTACACAGTGTGTAGCAGAAAGTTCTGCGCAAGTGTAACAGCAGGAAGAAACTCCTCCGCCACCGCCGCCTGCTCCACCAGAAGCAGATCTAGTAGGAAATAAACTAGTGTTAATTCCTCCTCCCCCACCGCCTCCCCCACCTGCTCCAACAGCATAGACACAAGCATAGACTAGACCTGCAGGCCTAGTCCAAGTTCCATTTGCAGTAAAATCTCTTACTATAGGACCGGTTGCCCCGTTGTTAAAAAATCCATTGTTCCCAAACATGTTATTAGGCTAGATTAGTTGCAAATGATCCGTAATAAACAGTTCCAATATAAATTAGTGAAACTGTAGTTACGCTCCCGATAGCCCCGGTTATAACTGGAGGGGTTGCATTAGGCCATTTAACAGATGCAGGCCAAGTGATAGTGTATCCTCCTGCTCCTCCCTGGGTTATGAATAATCCATAGTTTGCTCCGTCGATAGGATTGGATAGAGTTAAAGAAGATATAGAAGATGTTAGGGTTAAACTCTGATTGTTTCCGTTGTCCCAATCTAGTGTTACAGTTCCACCGACGTCTCCGTTAGCGTTCGTTAAAGAAGCTCCTTGCCCAAAAGCAACTAAAGAGTTAACGTGCGTTGTGTTTTGTTTAATAGCAGTTAAATTATTTCCTATAACAACTCCTCCAGTTACTCCGCTTGTGCTGCAATGACCAAATACTAATCCATCGTTAGAAGTTACAGAACTTACAGATCCTACGACAATAGATCTTGCAGAAGATGATCCAATCGAAGATGCGTTTCCCAATACCAAAGGTCCTGCGTCTGTTGGCGCAGAAAAACTTGAAATACCACAATTACAAGTGTTAAATCCGATACTAATTCTAAAAGGACCTCCTGAACAAACCTTACCGTTTGTTCCGATTGCGATTCCAAGATAATCCCCATTTGCGTTTGTTCCGATTGCTACTGCTTGTTGTCCTGAAACAGAATTAGGTCCTATTGAAATCCCTGAGAGATCGTCAGCAATTGCTCCAAGACCAATAGCAACAGAACCGTTACCATAAGCATTTGCTGTGTTGCAAGCTCCCTCACCAATAACTACCCCATATTCTCTTGCTATTGCGTCTTTTCCTATTGCTATACCTGTGCTGCAAATAGTTCTTGTATTACAACCAATTGCTATGCTATTTGATCCAATAGTGCAAGCTGAATTACCCAGAACTACTGAGTTGCAAGCCCCGGTACCTCCGACAGAAGAGCAGCCTAAGACTATGGTGCCGGTTGCTCCTGTGTGGATAGTGTTGCAAAATCCTATAGCATTTGTAAAAGCGTTAGAAGAACAGATAGTGTTAGCAAGTCCTAAAGCCATAGTACAATTTGCAGAATTAACATTATTAAAACCAACTGCAATTTTTACCCCACCAAATCCTCCAACCTGATTGCCTGAGCCTAATGCAAGAGCCGCAGCTGGAGATCCGCCTCCTCCTCCGTTATTACTTCCAAAAACAAAAATATCTCCCCCAATAGGAACTGAGTTGTTATTACCAACCTGAATATGGTTGTTATAAGCTAATCCATTACTAAATCCGATATTTATAGCTTGGCCCTGTGAAGAACATCCGTCTCCGATAGCAATACCATTATTATTTCCATCGACTTTTGCGTTTAGTCCTATTGCAATACCAAATCCACCTGCTGGACATGCGGTTGCATTAGTTCCGATAGCAATACTATTTTGTGTTGTTGCGCAAGCTGTTGCCCCAATAACGATTGCATTAGAGACAGTTGCAGTTCCTCCGATTGCTGTAGAAACTAAAGAGTTGGTTTGTTCGATGGTAATCGGAGAAGATGCTCCCGCTCCTGTTGCTCCCGCTGGGCCGGTTGCTCCAGTTGATCCAGCAACACCAGAAGATCCATCTGCTCCAGTTGGTCCTGCAGGTCCAGTTGCTCCGTTAATACCAGAAGTTCCGCTGGTCCCAGAAGAACCACTTACTCCGCTAGTTCCAGAAGTTCCCGATGTGCCGTTAATTCCACTGGTCCCAGAAGAACCACTTACTCCGCTAGTCCCAGAAGTTCCCGATGTGCCGTTAATTCCGCTGGTCCCGGAAGTTCCGGAAGTTCCTGCTGCTCCAGTTGTTCCTATAATGTTTCCTGTTACAATACCAGAAAAGTTTATTGTGGTGTCTGAAACCTGGATGTTTAGGAGATTACCTAGACCATCTGTGATTTCCTGTAAAGCCCCGGTAAGTCCAGTCGCCCCGATATTTAGGACACCTTCGTACGTGTCTTTAATTTGTGATCCTGTTAAGTTCATATATTAGTAAGTATATTTTTCTTGATTATTGACAAAGATTATGCGAAATACTGAGTAACCTTAACGATACCTGGTCCGCCAGCTTGTCCTGATTGTGCTCCAGATCTTGCTCCGGCTGCTCCACCGCCTCCACCGCCTCCATAAGAAGTTCCACTTGTAGGAGAACAATTTGGAGTAACTGAAGAAGGTGGAATACAATAAGTTCCTTGTCCTCCTCTTCCACCTGCTCCAAGAGTTATTCCACAAAGAGTAGCTGAAGATCCTCCTGCTCCTGCAAAACCTCCGTAATAAGTTCCAGTATTAGTAACATAGGTTTGTCCTCCTCCTCCACCACCTCCTGGTGCAGTTGCGCAAGAACCTCCTGAAAATGCAGAAACATCTCCTGCTGCAGTACAGGATCCTCCCCCTGCTCCACCGTTAGCATAGTTTCCAACCCCTCCAGGTGCAGAACCTGTAGGAACTTCTGGTGCAAATGCAGTTGTATTAGAAATTGCTGCGCAACCATCAGAACCTTTAGTAGCAGTAACTAAAGTTCCAAAACAAGATGCTCCAGATCCAACTACAATAGACTGAGAAGTCCCAAAATCAGAAGTTAGAGTGCAGATAGAAACTCCGCCACCACCGCCACCTCCGCCACCGGTAGATGCTTTATTTGGACCTGGGGTTGGTGTAGATCCACCTCCTGCTCCTGCTCCACCTGCTCCAATTGCAACTACCTCTACACAGACTGCTCCTGGACAACAGGACCAAGTTCCATTAGAAGTAAAACACTGAACTACGCAAGTAACGTACTGGGTGATTTTCATGATACCTGGTGCTCCTGCTCCTCCAGCTCCTCCACCTCCGGTGTTGGTATAACCTGCTCCTCCTCCACCGCCACCTGCTCCATAGTTAGATGCTGCACATCCTGGACTTGGTGGTGCTGCCGGAAGACAAAAAGTAGTGCAGCCACTTTGTCCGCCTGTTCCAAGAACAAGTCCGCATAAAGTAGATCCACTTCCTCCGGATCTCCGTGAGGCTTGAACATAAGAAGGTGAATTAGTTCCGTCTGATGCTCCTCCTCCTCCGGGAAATCCAGTTTTAGATTGACCAGCTCCTCCTGCATTTGCTGGAGATGTAGATGTACTACCACCACAACCTCCATGGGAAGAATTTCCTTGGTTTCCAACTCCTCCAGGTGCACAAGATCTATCTGATGAATTTCCTCCTGCACCTCCAGGAACAATAACCAATGCGCCAAAACAAGTAGATCCACCAGCAGAATTTGCTCCTCCCCCACCTCCAATTCTTACACATTCAGTAGAACTAAACCCAGAAGTTAAAGTGCAAATAGAAACTCCTCCTGCTCCTCCTCCTCCTGCACCATTAACCATTGCACCTGAAGTAAATGTTCCATTTGCTCCTCCTCCACCGCCTCCAACTGCAACTACTTCAAGACAAACTGCAGAAGGACAGCAAGACCAAGTTCCATTAGCAGTAAAACACTGGACTATAGTTCCGTAAGCTACTGTTGCGCATTGACTGCCGGCTATGCCTATCCCTGTTAGTATCATAATTATGCGCTTAGATCTCCGAACATATACCAGGTGTCCGTATCCTGTTTAACAAGTGTTGCTCCAGAATAAGCCTGTGCTAGTTGTTTTTTAAGTCCTGCGGAATAGAGAGTAACTCCTGCTGCTCCAGTAACTCCTAGTGCACCAACCCCAATTCCATAACCTCTAGCAACCATTATCTGCGAGCCTGTTACAAATGCAGTAGTTGCGTTAGTTGGAATGGTAAATGTTAGTGCTGCAGCCGATCCGCCGATGATTAGTTTATTTACGTCGGATAAACCAAAAGTATAATTCGAGTATTTAATGTTGTTAGCAACAATGGAAGTGTCTAGACCAGAAGTTCCAGAAGTACCAGAAGTTCCACTAGATCCGTTAGCCCCGGAAGTACCAGATGTACCATTTACGCCAGAAGTGCCTGACGTTCCGTCTGTCCCACTCGTGCCGCTAGTTCCACTAACTCCAGAAGTACCAGAAGTTCCACTAGATCCATTAGCCCCAGAAGTACCAGATGTACCGTTTACTCCAGAAGTTCCAGAAGTTCCATCGATACCAGAAGTTCCACTAGTTCCGTTAACTCCAGAAGTGCCCGACGTTCCGTTAGCCCCGGAGGTGCCAGAAGTTCCATCAGTACCAGATGTTCCGTTGACGCCGGAAGTACCAGAAGTACCATTTACGCCAGAAGTGCCTGACGTTCCGTCTGTCCCACTCGTGCCGCTAGTTCCACTAACTCCGGAAGTACCAGAAGTTCCATCCGCCCCGGAGGTACCAGATGTTCCGTTTACGCCAGAAGTACCAGAAGTTCCGCTTGTTCCAGAAGGAAGAGAAACTAAAATTAAAAGAATGTCTTCGTTGTTGGAGAAAGAATAAGTCGATGTGGTAAGTGTTACTCCATAAGTCCAGTAGGTCGAATTATCTGTTTTAGAAGTTATTGTCCAAGATTGGTAATCCAAATGTGAAGATTGACTTTGGATTGTAATCGTAGAACCAACAGGAAGACTTGATAAGAACAAATCTAAATTGTCGTTGTTTCTATCTAGTTCTGAAACATAAATTTCTGTAGCAGAAGCTTGAGTTACGTTATTCCAAGTAATGTGGGTAGATCCAGGATCTCCAGACTGAGAATTAGTTTTTGCAACGTAGCTAAAGAAAGAGTTAGAAAATCCTTGCTGTCCTTGTGGTCCGGTTGCTCCGTTAACTCCAGAAGTTCCCGAAGTACCATTTACTCCAGAAGTACCAGATGTTCCATCAGTCCCAGAAGTACCACTTGTTCCAGATACACCAGATGTTCCGCTTGTTCCATCGGTGCCACTAGTTCCGTTTACGCCGGAAGTACCAGATGTACCGTCGGTTCCAGAAGTACCAGAAGTTCCACTTGTCCCATCTGTGCCGCTAGTTCCGTTTACGCCAGAAGTACCAGAAGTTCCGTTAGCCCCGGAAGTGCCCGATGTTCCGTTAGATCCACTTACACCTGAAGTTCCGCTAGATCCGCTAGATCCGTTAGCCCCGGAAGTACCAGAAGTACCGCTAGATCCACTTACGCCGGAAGTTCCGGAAGTACCGCTAGATCCACTAGCTCCGGAGGTACCAGAAGTACCATTCACTCCAGAAGTACCCGAAGTACCGCTAGATCCGTTAGCTCCGTTAGCCCCGGAAGTACCAGAAGTACCAGAAGTACCGGCTGCTCCAGTTCCTCCTCCTCCGACGTTAATGTTAGAACCGGTGGAATTGATAGCATAAAGAGTAGACCCGTCTGTATAGAGGGTTATGTAATCAGATGTTGGATTGGAAGGGGCTGTATTGGTGATGGAAAGATCTATCTGTCCTCCAGTTTCCCCTATAATAAATTTAGCAAGGCTCATATGGACTAGGTATTTGTTTTAAGAAAATATTATCGTTAATTTGGACTGTTCCCCCGTTTTCTATTAGGACAGGATTACAGTAAGTAATGGTGTTTGTTTCGACTGTAAAATATTCCCCGTTGAAAACTGTGCAGGGAAAATTAGCCATCGGAATAGAAGTGACGTAAACAACGTTGAAGAGGCCCTCGTTATCCGAAACATAAGGAACAAACTTTATTTCCCTCTCACATTCGTCTTCCGTATAAAGGAATGCCTGCCCTCTGTCTATTTCTTCATAGGTTCCGGCTAGTGGGTTTAGAGTTGCAGTTGCAGTGTTGTAAACTATGTAGTCGAAGTTCTCTAAAGGATACAAATAAACAGAACCGTTGATGGGATCCGAATATTCTGTAACTGCTACCGTGTCGAACTCTAGTTCCACAAATCTATAGTTTCTCCTTACTATGCTAGGGACAACCTCAAAGGTTTCTCTAGAGTAAGCGTTGGTAAAAACTATTGTGAAAAAGTTTCCCACGCTAGAAGATACCGTGTCTGCATAGACAACGACATTATTGGTTGCGCCGAGAGTTAAATTAAACATTCAACATTAAGTATAAAAACAAAGAAAACTGACACAACAAGCCCCCGGAATGGGAAAAACCGGGGGCTGTCTAGGAAAATGTGTCCTTCCTGTGTGTTAGGACATTTACGCGTTGGTTACTGTTACGCCGGTTAGAGAGGCTAGAGACGAAACCTGGTAAGCCATTTCTGGTTCCATTGCTTGCAATACAAAAGAATATTGCGATGCGTCTCCTGGGGCCACCCCAGTGACTGTAGTTCCAGTGCTGACAACGCAGCCTCTGGTTAGTCCGACGAGCCAGTAAAGCCCGTTATTGTCTTCAAACAGAACCTTAGAGTTTCTGTTGTAAGTAAGAAGTTGGATTTGGGCTCTCTTAGCAGAAGATAGATGCTGAACAGGGATTGTAACCTCCTGGGTAAAGAAGGCTGTCCCGTTGGTGTTGGAGATGTTGAAAGTCTCAGTGAAACTTGCAACGTCTTTTGCCACCTCTATCTGATAGAATGTTCCAGTTGCTCCAGTGCAGGCTGTGATACCTGATGTTGCTCCTGCAGTGATTGTACCTAGATCTGCATTAGAACTCACCCAAAGCGTTTTGATACCACCGATTGAATCCAAACAATCTAGGGCGATTGCGGCGGTGAGATTACATGATGTACTTGCCATAATTTAGTGAGTTATTTTAGTTTGATTAGATCGTAGATACGAACTGTGAATTGTAGATTGCAGTTCCAAGTTTGAACTTAGACATGAAATTCACTACATCTTGTGAAGGATCGTAGTAGAATTTGAACTTATCTGCATCATCAAGAAGACCAGTACCAAAGAAAATGTACTTTTTAGGCCCAACTAGGATGTGAGTGTTCACATTGATTCCTGGTGCTGCGAAAATCGTGCAATTAGTTCCTGGAAATACAAATGAAGAAGGTGAATCTCCAGTTGCGTTGGTGATGTTAGGGTATTGACTGATCAATGAATTACCTTCTGCCATGATAGCCTGTACTAGGATCTGGTAGTTAGTGTAAGACATGTAAGCAATCAAGTCGTTCTCCTGCTTAAGTGCATTCGAAAGTTTGTTGATAATTCCCCACATAGATGCGAATGCAGTTGAAACTGCGAAAGGAACTGTAATTCCTGCTCCGGTACCACCGATACATCCGTTTGCTACGGTTCCCTGTGCAAGTAGACCGTCTAGAGACGCTCCATCACCCTGCCAGATAGTGTTTTCAACATACTGTGCGATGTTAGCCACTTTGTTGTTAGCGATCTGAGCCTCGAAAGGAACAGTTTCATGGTAAGCAGAAGGGGTCAACTGAGAAGATAACCAGTAGTTATACAAGTCGTCTGGACACAGTTGTTCCTTCAGCATTTTCGCTTGAACAACTAGATCAATTTGATCGAAAACAGTCGCGTTTCCAGTTGCTCCACCAGGACCAGTTGTAGCAGTTGAAAAACCACAAGTTGCATCGATGATGTAAGGATTAGAGTTAAGTACGTTGATCGCTGAAGTACCTGCCGTCTTGCCTGCCTGCAAAGTTAGCATCTGTACTGAGTAAGGCTTCAAAAGGGCCTTGCTGATAAGGTCGGTTGATAGTTCGTCCGTATATGTGGACAAACCTGATAAATCGAAAGACATAGTTTTTAGTTATTTGTTTTTTTTAGAATTTTCTGTTTGGTTTAATGCTGGTTCTTAGAGACTTTAGTTGCTCAACACGAGCATCTAGTGCGTCTACTTTTTCCGACATTGGGTTAGCACTGAATGTGCTTATTTTAGAGGACGCAGGTTCTTTAGAAAGTTTTTCCATCTTAGTTTTGTAAGCGGCCATGTCTTCTTTAACCATTGCAACCTCTTTAGCAACCTCTTCGATCGCTTCCATACATTGCATGATCATTTCCTTCATGTCCTGTTCGATGATTTCTTTTTCTGTTTTTACTGGTTCTTCCTCCATTTTCTCTTCCTCTTTTGCTGCTTCGATCTCCACCTCAACCTTTGGTTCTGGTTTTTCTACTGCAGTGATTGTTCCCTCGCTGTCGACTGTAACTTTAGTTCCGTCTTCGGTTGTGTGTACTCCTTCGGGTGCTGGTCCTTTTTCTCCGGTTTCAGATACAACAAATATCTTTTTACCAGGTTCAAAAGCTTCAGCCTCGACTTTAGTAACCATGTCCTCCAACATAGCCTCAGCCATCTTAGTCTCTAGTCCTAGAGCAATTCTGATTTGGTTTAGTTTTTCTTGATAATAATTCATTAGTTAATTATTTTGTTTACAATGGTAAGTATAAAAATTAAAAGGACTGACATATCTTAGATTGACTTTAGGATTTTCATAATCCTGTCGTATGTCTCCCTGTCTTTTTTGTAGGCCTCGTAGTCTTCCTTAGACATAAAGTTTCCTTCGATAGAAAAACCATTTAGTTCTCCCGCTTTGATTTTTTTCCAAACTTTAGGGTCTTGGACACGCATTGAAACCATCCACGTTCCTACCGGTACATTTAGCCCGTATTTCGTGTTAGCCTTATCGTCTTCTGTTTCTACTATCCAGGTCTCTTTTACGTATGAATTAGCCTCGTTAGCCTCGTCGTGTTCGATGTTGGTGTCCCCGTTGCGCAGTTCACGCATAAACTTTTCAGCAATCTTTGCGATGGTTTCTTTAGAAAACTTTACGTAGTATGGTTCTTTAGTCTTTTGGTCTTTGCGTAGGATTTCCATGTCTGGAATCATTGCAGGTCCTATAACAACTCTTTGATCTTCGGAGGCGAAAACCATTTTTACCGGTTTTTCTTCGGCTCCAAATGCGAACTTTTTGTTTTTGTGGATAGAAAAAGCATAGTCTTCTAGTTCTGGGTGATATCCTATGTAAACTAGTCTTGCCGAGTCGGTTATAGTTTCCCCGTCTACTTCTACCTCCGCAGGTTCAATATTAGTTGGTTCGTTAAACCAGTATTCAACGTTATAACCACCGTCTTGCAACAGTTCCACCACTAGACCTCTGTCGTAGTCTTCGTCTTCTGCTTGCAAAACAACCTTTTGACCTCTCGGTAGGGGAATACCCTGCAGTGCAAAATTGTCTTTTTTCTTTTTAGGAACTTGATCTACGTAAGGGGGTAGTCCAGATACGTCGATAGACATTTCTTCTTTACGGATTTGTTTTAGTTTTCTCTCCGCCCACTCTACACCAGCGTCCCCGCCCCATGCGTCCCACATTAACTTACCGCAACCTTCGCCGTAAGGCGTGTCCGAGTTTTGTTTGTGTCTTTGGAATGCTGACATCCTTGCGATTGTGTCTTCTGAAATAGGTTCTCTGTTTGCTAGTTGGTTTGCTCTAGCCTTACCTGGTCCCATTCCGCAGTCTCCCCAGCCGTTTTCTTCCGCCCAGGCTAGTGCTCTTTTAGCGTTGTTTACTGCTGCTTCTGGATAGTCTGTGTAGGTTTCTGCAAACTTTTCTGCTTTAGATTTTACTGGAATACAGTTTGGTGTTCCGTCGTCCTTTAAACCGTAGGGCTCGTAGCCTTCCCAGCATGGATTAGGTTCAATTGCTGCTTTTTCTCTGTATGTGCTGTAGCAAATCGCAGCCGCCTGGTCTGTCTCGTATCCCTCGTCACCAACTAATTTTGCTATGCAACGCGGAATGAATTCGTCTTCTGATTCTCCTGCTCCTGGATCTACGAACACCTCTTTTTTAAAGGCCATCCAGTTTTTTTCGATTGCTGGTACGTCCACTAGAGAGATTGCAAAGACACCTGATTGTTCTAGGTCTTCTACTATTTCTAAGTCTATAACTTTTTTTTCCATATAATACTAAGTATATTTTTTTTATAAAGTGGCTAATGATGATAATTTTGCGTCCGCCTCCTGTTGATTTGTCATTTCTGACGCAACTACGTATGTTTTTATGATCGGGGCTTGGTTCATAGAGGGGGTTTCAGGCCCGGGGCTATTACCCATATTATTTATCTGCTCTAAAATTGGTAGGAAATTAGCAGTAGATCTGCGGTTTACCACATATTCTCCGCCTTCTACTTCACCTAGGGCCGTCTGGATACCTCCCATGTCGTGTGATGGGCCGCCTAGAATACCTCCAGATTGGTACATAGATCCAGAAGATTTACCTTTTGCTGCTCCGCCTCCGCTAGATTTAGATTCATACTGGGTCTGGGATATTTTGGACAGTGCAAAAGCGGTCGAGGCTGCTGCTGCGGCTAATCTAATGGCCGAGGCTACACCTAAGGTAAAGTCAGGAACAGATAAAATAGCGGTGACTGCTTTAGCCCCGTCTATAACTGCTAGTGCATACTGCAGTTTCTTTTGCTTTTCGAACTGTTCTTTTGCTAGTTTATCTTTTTCTGCGTCGGATAGTTTTTCGTCGTTTAGAATTTTGTCCGTCTTGATCTGGTTTAGTTCCATTAAACCATTTGCAACCCCTGCTGCAAATTCGTATCCTGCGTTAAGCGCATCTATGACTTCTGCTTTTTCTGTTTCCCTAATTCCTTTTTTCTTCTGGAACAGGGCGAGTTCTAGCTTATAATATTCCTCGTTAGTTTTTTCAGTTGCTGCTAGTTTTTCTTCTAGCTCTTTTAGCTCTAGTGCATCCTGTTCTTTTCTTAACTGTCTGCTGTTTAGTCCCTTTTGCTCTAGTAGGGCTTTCTCTTTGTCGTAAGTTTTAGAGATAGCGTCTATTTTGTCCTTGTAGGTTTTAGCCTCTTCTGCTTTAACCTTATCGTCTGCTGCTTTTTTGTCTGCTGCAACTTTTTCGTTGTATGCTTTAGCCTGCTCGACTAGCAGTTCTTGCTTCTGGGCTTCTAGTTGGGCCTGCATGTCTGCATTACCCTTGGCCTTCTCTATGAGTTTATCGTAGTTTTCAGTAGTCTGCTGTTGCTGCTGCTGAAACTTTTCCGCGTCTGTATTTATTAGGGCGGCTGCTAATTCTTTTTGGGTAGCCTTTTCTTTCTCTGCTGCATCCTCGTTGATCTTTGCAACCGCTAGCGCGTAGGCCTCGTCTGCTTCTATCTTTAGTTTCTTTTTCTCTGCTGCTGTATATTTCCCCCTGTCGATTTCTCTCTTGGTGTTTTCTAGATCTATCTGGGCTGCTTTTTTGTCTCTCTCCTCCTGGTCTTTGATCGAGGCTAACAGGTTCTTCTGCTCTGCTGCTCTGATTTTATCCTGGGCGGCTTGTCTTTCTGCTGCATAAGCCTTAGCCTTATCTGCTGCTTCCTTGTCTCTCGTTGCTTGTTCAGCATCTAGTTTCTTTTGCTGCTGATTAAACTGTCTCTGTTTTGCTGCTGCGTCTTGTTGTACTTGGGCGAGTGCAATTTCTGCATTTCTCATTTCCTCCCTTAATTTAAGGTCGTCATCGTGTGCATCGTAAAGTGCTTTAGCAATTCTAAGTTTTTCTTTAGCATTAGCAACCTCTAGTTTAGTTTGTTTGTCTTCTGCTACTCTTATTTGTTCCAACGCTTGCTTTTTTCTGTCGTAAGTTTCGTTGGTATCTGATAAAATATCTTTTGCTTCTGCTAGTTGTTTGTTAGTTTCTGCTCTAGATACTGCTGCTTTTTGTTCTTCCTGGGCTAGTTTTAGAGTAGCATCTGATAATTTACCTGCTTCTGCTGCTGCTCCGCCTAATAATCCTGCTACTATCTCTAGTCCACCGGCTACTAATTCTCCGATTGATGCAGCTAAATCTTCAATAAGACCGATTACAGGGTCTATTATCTCTCCGAAAACTGCAGTTATTTTATTAAGCGCACCAAATCCCTTCTCGGTGTTCCCCATCACCTTGGTTATAGTCGTAAACACTGCAACCAAAGCTGTTATTACCGCCCCGATAGGGTTCATTACGAATGCTGTTGCTGCTTTAGATAGCCCCTGGAAACCCGAGATAGCCCCGCCGATTGGGCCTGGGATAGATGTTAGAGATTGTCCTATATTTTTTAGACCATCTATAGCTCCTTTAGGCTTTAGCCCATCTATTCCTTCTTTCTGCAGTATCCCCAAAGCCTGCTTAGCCTTGTTGGATTCGCTGACTAGGTTGCTGAAGTTAGGATCGTTGATGTCCGAAGTTTTTATCTGCTCGTCTAGCGCTGCGATCTGCTCTTGGATCCCAGCAAGGGTTTTCATTGCTGGTTCTCCGTTTATCTTTAGTACAAATTCTTTTGCCATGTGTTATTAAGTATCTTTTTCTTGGTTTTTGGTTAGAGATCCCAGATTATATCCGATAGGTTCCAGATGTCAGTTTCTTCGTTCCAGATATTTTCTGGACATACGTTCCATACGGTGGTTGAAGTTCCCCATGTATCTGTATCTGTAGACCAAACTGGACATCCAGGTTCCAGGGTAATACCTTTGATGAATGCTGTTACGAGATAGTTTGCTGCTGTTACGCCCGTCGGTAGCTGGGTGGAGATTGGACCTGCATAAAGTCCAGAATAACTTGTGTTAGCCACAGTTATAGAGTTTTCTTGAATAAAGATGTATTCCCCTTCGACGAAGTCTACCCCAGTCGCTCCGTTGTTCCAGGTTAGGGTTGTCCTAAATCCATAGTCGTAAGGGACGTTGTAGAAAAGTCCGGTAAAAGTATCGGGACCTTCTATGTTGTAGTACTGCATAGGAATGTAGGTTCCTGCAGTTCCTCCCGTTGCTCCTTCTATTAAGAAGGTCACGTTCATGTCGTCTCCGCCAGACACGCCTAGATCTATGTAGATGAATTCTCCTGCTGGAGAAGGCGTCACGCCCGAACAGTTTCCGTTAGGGATAGCAGTCCAGTTTGGAGGTAAAGCGTTAGCGTTAGGAAACAGAAGACACACAGATGCGCACGTCTGGGGAAGTAGAGTTAGTGTCTGCAGATTATTAAAGCAGTCCACGTAAGTCCAGGTGTTGGTCTCTACTACCTGTGTTTCTAGGTTGTTATTACACACGGCCACGGACATACATTCTCCCTGTGCTGGGCCTGTTGCTCCGTTTGGTATGTTGGGAATAGCCTTTACTGGAACTTTTATCAGCTCCACTTTTACCAGGGCGGTCTCTCCGACTGGATAGTCTGCTATTTTGTTCACGAAATACCAGGAATCTTTCACCCAGATTTTATCGTTGAACTTTAATTTCTCCACGATCTGCGGATCTAGCCTGAATGTAGCAGTCTTTTGTCTGTTGTAAGGATCATAGATCCAGTTGATATAGTCTCTCCAGTAGTTTGTGTATAGGTCGGTAGCAGTCTTTCCCTCGTAGGTGGACAACGGAGACCAAAGCGGGGTCTTAGACTGGAAGGTTAGATCCAGGGTAAAAGACTGTGGAGGGAATGTTTGATATTCTGAAACTAGGGGGTACTTATTCTGAGCTGTACCTGTCGCCCCAGGGAGTAGAGTGGTGTTTAGGTACCAGTTTACTGGATTGCTCTGCAGGCCATTGTAAAACAGGATCCTAGGCTTAGGCTGGATAGGCTGTACCTTTCCCGCTCTGTTTTCGTTGGGATCTCCTGGTAGCAGTTTAGCCAGCGACGGAAAAACCCAGTCGGGCTGTGGGGTTGCTCTTGCAGGTATGCTCTGGAGTGGAGTAGGCGCAAATGGGATAGTCGTCTCTGTGGTCCCTTTTATCAGATTTATGCCCGAGTCGTACTCTCTGAACATAAAGTTTCGCTTGAACTGCTGCTGGAAACTTAGGTTCTGGAAGTCTGCGTCGTCTGTTCCTGTAAATCTCTGGATTCTAGCCTGGTCCAGGAATGGTGCGTGCTGTTCCGAGTCGGCCGAACCGTCTAGATACTGGGTCCAGTCTTGGATTTCCCCTAACCTGATCCAGTCCACCCAGGGTTCTATCTGGAATCTCTTAGCCTGGTTTCTGTCTGGGACAAATACTAGGTTGAACATCTTGGTGATACCCTTGATAAAGTCTATGTTTTTCATCGTGCCCTCTGGAGGGAAGAATGAATTGACTAGGACGCCCTCCGGGGCTAAGGTACACTCGAAGAGATTGCTAATAAAGGTAGCAAAAGAGGTAGAAGATGCTAGGTTGTTTATTTCTGCATAGACTTTTTCCCCCTGTGCTAGAGTTACGGTTCTAGTTAATGTGTAAGAAGACTGTCCAAAAGTGTCGGTTTGCCCGTTCACCTGTCCGAGGGTTCCCTGTATATCGGACTTTAGGAACACCCTGTATCTAGCCTGGAGGGACGGTTCGCTTTCTGCTCCCCCAGTCAGTCTAAATGTGTACACGCCAGAAGTTTTTGCGATATACTCTGCTGTCGTGGTGGAAAAAGATAAACTCGGATTGCTGATTTCATTGTTATAAAGGATCCTAGTAGTTGTACCAGTCGGGATACCGAAGTCCTCTGCTGCAACAGAACAAAGGCCCGAGATGGACTGCTCCACTCTAGCCAGCGAGTCCGAGATAAAGTACAGGGAGTCGAAGAGGTCCGAGGTCAAAAAGGCCGACTCGTATGCGTATCCCGCTGTGGAAAATATTTTATCCCAAAGCCACTTGATCCTCACTGCAGGCTTAAACTGTCTGAGGCTTAGCCCCGCGGTGGGGCCTATCGTGAATGATCTGTTGAACTGGTGGGACAGGGTGTTTTGGATCGGAACATTGTCTGTGCCGTATGTGTATCCCCACTCGCACAAAGGGTACAGAACATTTCCGTCTTTAAAGCCTGCGGTTGCTCCTGCGGTCGCCCCCCAGGAGGAAACAACGTTTGCATAGGTCAAGTTGTGGTCTAGTTCCGACGTGTCAATGGAATTCATGTAGGCCGTGCCTACCGCCGCCGAGAAGTTGGAGGTGTCCCCCATAAAGAACACCTCGTATTCTATGCGGTTTAACCTTTCGTTTATAAAAACCGACTTTAAATTTAGATTTCCTATGGTGAACAAGAACCCGTTGTTGTTGATCCACGCTTGGGCCGTCTTAGAGGCGTCAAAAGAATACCCGTTTACGGAGAATACGTCCTCGAAGAACTGTCCGTTTACCCCTTGTCCGGGTATCCTAAATGTCTGGGAGTAGTAGGAAGATGGGGAAAAAGCATCTAGCGACGCTACCGATAAGTTTAGTTTTATCGGAGATGTCTCTGACAACTGCAGAAGAACTGTTTCCCCCGCCGAGTTTACTGCAAATAATTGTACGCTGCTCATATTAAAATCCTTGTACTACGTCTGGTTGTGCTTCTGTGAATGACACAAAATATTGGAATAGCTTTTCTCTCGCATAGTTCTGGACTGCATAGCTTGCGTCGGTGATGTTAACGAGAGTGGGCTGGGTGCGACCAGGAAGGTAAACTAGGACTGACGGAGATGCAAACATGGATCTCAGCCACTCTGATTCCTCTTCTGTGATCCAGTCTGTCGAGGCCGTCCAGGTGTTGTTTAGGTCTATCCTGAATGTCGTAGTTCCGTATCTAGCCGGAGAGTTGTCTCCGACAGAATAAGTTGATGCTGACCAGTAGCCCGGAAGTTTATACAGGGTGGACCTAGATGCGTTCTGGGTAAATGTGTTGCGCTTGATAAAGGTGTACCAGTCCCGGCCGCCTAGGTTGTTCAGCCAGGTAAATCTGATTGGGTCAAACCCCCAGCAGTTTGCGTCGTTTATCTGCAGGGTGATGGTCTCGGACAGTCCTGTAGCTCCTAGCGTGCAAGCCCCGTAGGTTGCATATGGGAACAGCTGGAGAGTTACGGTGTCGAAGGCTCCTGGGATTTCGTCTTGGACGTCCGCCATGTTTATCTTGAATGAATTTAGGTAGTCCGACGCTGCTGTTGGGCCCGTACCGAAGGTGGTGCAGGACGTCCAGTTGCCCCCGTCGGCCTCGACGTTGATAAAGCCTGTTGCCCCGACTGTAGCCCCGTTGATGAAGGTAGTCATTTTCATAGCATACGGGAAGGTCTGCGGGCCTGTAGCCGCCGCGAAGTTGTAGTTTAGCCAGGTAAGCGTAAAGGTCTCGTCGGATCTTATGCTCTGGACTGACTGTGGACACCGAGTTAAAAACTTACCCCCTGTGTTAGCAGTTTGTCCTAGCGACATCTCGTATTC